ACAACTGCGGCAAAAGCATCAGCATCTTCAAGCCAACCGGCAGCACCACCTCCCCCACCGTTAAAAGATGGCAACTTAGAAACACCAGCAAGCATAGCGGCAGCAATGAAAGCCGGGGCAGTGGCGTCGCCGGCGCCTAAGCCAGCAGCCACTTCAGCACCTGTCGCATCGGCATCTAAGCCAGCGACAGCTTCAGCATCAACGGCAGCACCTAGTTCTACACCAGTTGCAATGGGCAATGAAGGTAGAAGAGGAGCAAAACCACCAACACAACCACCGGAAGGGTCTGAAGATAAAACTGCGTCAGCAAAAGCAGTCGACCTAGGTAAAATACTAAAGTTTGGAACTGGCTCAGGAAGTAAAGAGAATTTTGAAGGATTAGATCCCACATTTAAAGAAGCTGTCATCGCAGCCGCAACTGAATATAATTCAGTTACTGGTAACATGATAATGATTAATAGTGCAAAAAGAGCATCAGAAGACCAACAAAGATTATATGATGAAACAGTGGCAGCCGGCAGACCTGGAAAAGGCCCTACTGGAATGGCTGTGGGTAAACCCGGACGCAGTCTCCATGAAAAAGGTCATGCAGTTGATATTCAAAACTATAAAGATTCGGCTGCCGTTGCCGCATTTAATAAACAAGGGTTATCACAGAAAGTACCCAACGACCCTGTACACTTTCAAGCTAGTGACGGTGCTATGGTTAGTGGGCCACCTTCTGGATATCCAGTAGAAGCAACATTTCACGGACCTGAAATAGTAGCACCATTAGATCCAGATTCAATACTTACTAAGTTATCTAAAATGTCAGCATCGGAAATGGAAAAACCAACTCCTATCAGCACTTCAAGTAGTTCAACTACAGAAAATATAATTTCTTCAAATGCTGAAATGATTGATTTAATGAAAATGTTTGTAGAAAAAATGGATGATTTCATTGATGCACAATCTGATAGCAATAGCATACAAAATGAATTATTACAGTATTCAAAAGTTTAACTAAATAATGAATAGACCTTCATTATGACATACAAAAAACACTTCACCAGAGTTAATCAATCCGGACAAATGAGCCCATTAGGTGGCGGTAGCGTTACCGGTGCTTGGAACGGTCCAGGACAAAATTCTGCTACTAATTATAGTAATCAAGATTTTGGATACAAAAACTATGGAAGTCGTTTACCAGAAGTATATACAGGTCACCCAAACCGTATTGAACGTTATAATCAATATGAAATGATGGATGTAGATGCTGAAATTAATGCTTGCTTAGACATTATTAGCGAATTCAGTACTCAGAAGAATGAACATAACAAGACCCCGTTCAGTTTAGAATGGCGTGAGGATCCTACTCCGCATGAAGTAGAAATGTTAAAAACGCAACTACAACAATGGTGTAAGTTGAACGAAATGGAAACACGTATCTTTAAAATTTTTAGAAATTGTTTAAAGTACGGGGATCAGGTTTTTGTACGTGATCCAGAAAACTTTAAGTTATATTGGGTTGATATGACCAAAGTTATTAAAGTTATTGTTAATGAAAGTGAAGGTAAAAAACCTGAGCAATATGTTATCAAAGACTTAAACATTAACTTAGAAAATCTAGTTGTAGCACAAAAAACAAATACAGACTTTGCCGCTAATCCAGCAACTGGTATGGGCGGTACAGGTGGAGGTGGTTCTGGTGGCGGAGGCGGGTATACTGTTCCAAGTATGCCATACAATACAACTGGTTCAAGATTTAGTTTAGGATTTAATGAAGCCGCAATTGATTCTAAACACGTTGTTCATTTAAGTTTAACAGAAGGTCTAGATCGTTTTTGGCCCTTTGGTCAATCAATACTAGAGAACATCTTTAAAGTTTATAAGCAAAAAGAGTTACTAGAAGACGCGGTATTAATCTATCGTGTACAACGAGCACCTGAGCGTAGAGTGTTTAAGATTGACGTTGGTAATATGCCAAGTCATATGGCTATGGCATTCGTTGAACGTATTAAGAATGAGATTCATCAAAGACGTATTCCAAGTACGCACGGTGGTGGTAGTATGGTTGATGCATCATACAATCCATTAAGTATGAACGAAGATTACTTCTTCCCTGTAACTGCTGATGGTCGAGGATCCTCAGTTGATTTACTACCCGGTGGACAGAACTTGGGTGAGATTGATGACTTGCGTTATTTCAATAATAGATTAGCCCGTGGTCTACGTGTTCCAAGTAGTTATTTACCTACTGGCCCTGACGATAACGTTACACCTATGAGTGATGGTCGTGTTGGTACAGCTATGATCCAAGAGTTCCGTTTCAATCAATATTGTGAACGACTACAAAACTATATGGTTAGAAAGCTTGATGAAGAATTCAAGTTATTCTTACGTTGGAGGGGATTGAATATTGATTCAGGTTTATTCAATTTAAACTTCAATCCTCCACAAAACTTTGCGGCTTATCGCCAAAGTGAATTAGATACAGCACGTATGAGTTCGTTTACTGCTATTGAAGCTTACCCATACATATCTAAACGTTTTGCTATGGAACGTTTCTTAGGTTTAACTGAAGAAGAAATTAATAAAAACGAAAAAATGTGGCGTGAAGAAAATGATAAAGAAATTGATGTTGAGCCACAAGGTAATGATTTACGTAGTATTGGAGTATCAGTTGGTGATATTGAGACAGATATACAAACCGGTGAAGAAGCTAATGCCGCAGAAGAAATGCCAATGGATCCATCACTAGCGGCGGCAGGTCAAGTACCAGTACCAGGACAGGCACAACCAGGTCAGAATATGCCAGCCCCCGGTGGCACTGGAATGTAATAAGATAAATAAGTATATGAAATTATTTGAAATGTTCGATGAGGCAGTTGCAGGTTATCAAGACGTAAGTGCTGATAACAGTAAGCCAAAGTGGAGAGAAAGCCGTAAAACAAAGTTAACATTAAAACAAATACGCAAATTACGTAAGATGAATGATGTACGTAATTATGAAAAAGTTAGCTATTTGAAAAAGATACATCAGCAATATGCACCCAAAACAGAGGCAGCACCTACTGTTTAACTATTAGTTTAAACAAAAACGTAAAAAAACAGCACTTAATGTGCTGTTTTTTTTGATAGCCACTAAATAACTCTACAAAGCCATTTTAATTCAGGAGACAAACAATGGATAACAAAAAATTTGAACAACTTATTAATTTAATCATTAATGAGAATGAAGAACAAGCACGTGCATTATTTCACGATATCGTAGTTGAGAAAAGCCGCGAAATCTATGAGGATATGATGGATGATGAAATGGGTGAAGGCATGGGCGGTCAAGTCGGTCAAATGATGGACGAGATTTCAGTTGAAGAAGAAGGTATGGCCGAAGCTGAAGATGATGACCTAGAGTTTGATTCTGATGAAGATGAAGTAATCGACATTGAAGCCGGCGAAGATGACATGGATGGTGAAGAAGACCTAGAAGACCGTGTTGTTGACTTAGAAGATAAGTTAGACCAATTAATGGCTGAGTTTGAAGAAATCATGGCCGGTGATGATGAAGAAGTTGACATGGATGACGAAGAAGGTGAAATGGACGACATGGGCGGCATGGATGACATGGATGGCGAAGAAGATCCTATGATGGAAGCTATCACATTGAAGAAAGTTTCTGTAACTCATGGTGACAACGGTGTTCAAACAAAAAGCACAAACTTAAACAACAGCGGTCAAGCTGGAATGGATTCTAAGCCAGTTAAGTTCAGTGGTGCAAGTGAATCAGTTCCAACAGGACCAAAAGGCCCGAGCAACGCTTATACTAAAGGTGAATCATCTGTAAAAGATGCTAACAAGTGGAAGAACGCTCCAGCACAAAACAATGCAGACTTAGAATCAGCACCAAAGCCAGTCACTAAAGACGAAGCAGGTAAAGTTCGTAGTCCAGTAGCAGAATCACGTAACTCTACAAAGCGTAGAGTTTAATAGGAATCTGAGAGAATGGCTTTGTATCTCAAAGAGCACTTGACATTTGACCGCGCCGGAATGGTTGTGGAAAGTGTCAGTGAAGGCGACAAGAAGAACCTTTATATGAAGGGCATCTTCATTCAGGGTGGGGTAAAGAACGCTAATGAGCGTGTTTACCCCGTTTCTGAGATTGAAACCGCTGTACAAACTTTAAATGAGCAAATTACAGAAGGCTACTCAGTATTAGGTGAAGTAGATCACCCAGACGATTTAAAGATTAACTTAGACCGTGTATCACATATGATTACAAGCATGTGGATGGACGGAGCTAATGGATTCGGCAAGTTAAAGATTTTACCAACTCCAATGGGAGACCTTGTAACAACTATGTTACAAAGCGGTGTGAAACTCGGCGTTTCAAGTCGTGGCAGCGGAAACGTTGACGACATGAACGGCAAAGTTAGTGACTTTGAAATAGTCACTGTGGATATTGTTGCACAACCTAGCGCACCAAATGCTTATCCTAAAGCAATCTATGAAGGCATGATGAATATGAAGCATGGTCATAAATTGTTGGATATTGCAAAGGACGCAAGAGGCAACAAGAAAGTAGAGAAGTACTTGAAAGAGGAAGTAATGCGCCTTATCAAGGATCTCAAAATTAACAAAGGGGAATAAGCATGTTTGATGCTATCAAGCCATTACTTGACAGTGGACTTATCAACGAAGACACCGGTGCT